TAGCGCTGACCTCGATGCTGGACTGCACGACGCGCACCAGGCTCGAGCCGTCGGTGAAGGCGATACGGAACGTCCGCTTCGGCTCGCGCGCCGTGGCGTGCCGCGTGTAGTCGACGTGCGCGACGTCCATCGTCGCCGCCCCCATCGCCAGGTTGGCGACGACCTCGAGGTCGGGCGCGAAGGTCGGGATCCAGAACGACTTCTGCCGGCCGCGCAGCGCGATCAGGAGCTTGCGCAGCTTGAGGATTTCTGCGCGGCCGTGCGCGACGAACCCTTTGGCGTGCACCCGCTTGTAGCGGTCCCAGCTCGACGACTGCGCCACGATGCCGGTTTGGTTATCGAGCCGATAGATCCGGCGCGACAGGCTGCCCGACATGCCGCCGGCGTCGACAACGTTGCACTCGTCGAGCAGGACGCGGCCGAGGTAGGTCGACCAGCCGGCCGTGCTGCCGACGAGCGCGCCGGTGTCGTTGTCGTCCGCCTCGACCTCGAGCCGGTAGCTCTCGAGGTCTTCGCCGCGCCGCATCGTGGCGACCTGGTCGCGCACCCGCACGGTGCGCACCGGCATGAGCGACGTTCCGGCCGGATAGCCGAAGACGCTCGGGTCGCTGGCCGTGACTTGCGTCGGCGTCACGGCGGCAACCGTGATCACGTCGAAGGTCGCCGCGTCGGTCACCACGGCTGCGAGCCCGCCGACGCGCAGGTCGACGAGGTCGGCACCGCTCACCGGGTAGTTGGTCGCGCCGACGCTGACGGCCGCCGTCAGCGTCAGCCGCTCGTGCAGGAGCGGGAAGCCGAACAGGTTGTCGAGCCAGTCGAACAGGACGTTTTCCATCCTGCGCCGCTCGCCGGCCTCGAGGACGTACTCGGGTCGGAAGGCTTGCCGCGGCTGCTTGCGCGGCGAGATTCGCTGCTCCTTGCCGGCGGCCTTGGGCAAGACGTCGGTCAGGAACCGCAGAACCTCGACGACCGGCAGCTCGTACTCCGGCGTCAGCAGGATGACGCGCGTGCCGCTGACCAGCAGCTCGAGGACGTCACCGCTCGAGAAGGTGAACTCGATCGACGTGTCGAAGCGCGGCAGGCCGTCGGGCCCCGCCACCACCTTGAGCGCCACCAGCGTGCCGAGACCGACGCCGCCCGAGTTGTCGGTGCTCGACGGGTCGAGGATCGACTGCTGCGGCTGGATCGCGTCGGGCACGACCAGGTTCGGCAGCGTGACGCCGGGCACTGCGTTGTTCTGGACGGCAGTCAGCGAGACGGCCAGCCGCCGGTGCGCGTTGTGAATAACGTAGTCGCGATCGATCTGCGTGATGATGTTGCCGAACTCGATCTTCGCCCGCGGCAGGATGTGGACGCGGTCGAACCAGTCGAAGCTCGGCCCGGCGACGCGCAGGTCGGTCGTGCCGGCATGGTCCTCGACGGTCTTGGTCGCGGCCTTCGGCACATCGACGATTGGGCCGGAGACGTCCTCGTTGATTGGCGCCAGGAACGGCTGGATCGACTGCCGGAACGGGATGCCGAGCGACGGCGAGCGCCCCGGCAGCTCGAAGAACGTGTCGGCCGCGACCGTCGGGTGCGTGGTGCCAGCGTGGTCGGCCACGTGCTACCTATTTAGGTAGTGACCTTCTTGTAGGCGATGCCCTGGTACGCGCTGTAGCCGTTGACCGTGTTGTCGTCGGGCGACTTGCGGAACGACGGGAAGAAGGTCCACGTGTCGGCGCCGACCGTGACCTCCTGCCCGGCGGCGAAGTTCTTGATGCTGACGCCGCGCACGTCCTTCATCACGCCGAGCGGCCGTATGCCGAGCGGCGAGCCGCTGGTCCGCCGGTAGTAGAGCACCAGCGGGTAGCCCGGCATGAGGCCGCTCGCCAGCGTGCCGGCCATCTGCCCGAAGCACGGCACGCCCGGCCCGCCACGGAAGCCGCCGACGATGTGCACGCGCGCCTTCGGTACGGCCTGCCGGTCGTTGCCGAGGTTCGCCGCATTCTGCGCGCCCATCACGACGCCGAACTTGCCGCTGGCGACCTGGCTGTCCATGCCCTCGATGTGCAGCGTCGCCGCGTACTCTTCCATGCTGTTCGGCGCGTCGCCGTCCCGGCAGAGCCCGTCGAGCAGGATCGACGTCCCGCCCTTGATCGCCGTGTCGGCGGCGAACGTGCCCTCCTGTCGGTGGCCGTAGACGTACTCGCCGCCGGTGAAGTCGGCGCTGCCGTACTTGAGAATCTGGCCGGCGCCGAAGTGCACGAAGCGCGTCGCGTCGACCTGCACGACGACGTGAAAGTAGTGGTCGTCCTCGAAGCACCAGTACTGCACCGGCGTGTTGCCGATGGCCACGAATCGCATGTCGTCGAGCACGCTGTCGGTCGTCGACTGCGCACCGTTGCCCGAGTCGTCGGCCTGCTGGTACGGCGCGACGCCGTTGTTGTAGGCGCCGAGGAAGTGATAGATACCGAGGTTGTTCGGCGCGGCCGTCGACCACTGCGCAGCGAACCCGACGTCGTAGCCGCTACCGCTCTTCCTCGCCGCGAACTCGCCAGCGCCCGCGTTGTGGTGCGTTGTCCATCCCGGCGTGCCGCTCAGGAACGTGTTGAGCTTGCTGACGAAGTCGGCGAGGCTCGAGCAGGTCTCGTTGATGTAGCTCATGCCGCCTCCTCGACCGCGATGTACTGGTACCGCTGAACGTGCACGTGGTTGCCGAAGACGCGGTGGCGCTGCCCATCGCTGGTGACCGTGTCCTCCGAGAAGTTGGCGATCTGCGTGCCGTCGTTCGCGGTCGCGTGGCACCAGTAGACGCCGTCGACCTGGCCGCGGACGGTGTCCAGGACCTCGTTCAGCGACGTGCTGACGCGCGCGACCAGCGTCAGCGGGAACAGGAACGTCTCCGGCGTCGAGCCGGGTACCGGGTACATGACGAGTGTCGGCGAAGCGCGGCCGGTCGAGCCGTAGCCGGTCCAGTGGTCGACCGGCCCGAAGGCGACGATCTCGTTCGCCGGCCCCACGCCGCCGTCGATCAGCGTGATCTGCCCCATGGGGAACATCACGTGGTTGCGCGGCTGGTTGGTCGCCAAGGCCTCCGAGTTCTCGGCCGCCTGCCACGAGCTGTCCTCGGCGCGGTACCAGTGCCAGCCAGGCGTCGAGGTGACGGGGCCCGTGCACTCGGCGATGCCGCTGATGCTCTGGCTCGCCGCCGACGGATCGATGTTCTTGGCGCGGCTCGAGGCGCCGACCAGCATCGGGTAGGGGTTCTCGATCTCGGTACCGAAGCTGTTGAGGTAGCCGAGGTGCGCGTGCATGTACTCGCCGTCGTCGGTCGTCCCGGCGCCGCTGTTGATGTTGTGGGCGAGGAAGACGGCGCGGTCGGTCGCGCGAATCCAGAAGTCCATCTCCTGCGCCGCGTTCTCGTCGCAGAGGACGTTGCCGCCACCGTCTTGCAGGACGCCGGTCGACGTGTTGATGCCGGGCGAGATTCCGGGCGACTGGTGGAAGCCGATACCCGAGTTGTGCGCCACCATGCCGAAGAGCGAGATGCCGTAGCGCGTGTTGACGCCGCTCGTCTCGGTCCAACTCACCATGCCGACGTAGGGCTTGTTGGTGAGGCCGGCCGCGTCGCCCTTGAGGACGACCTGCTTCTCGTTGGTCAGCGAGTTGTGCGTGAAGCTGTTCGTGTTGCGGCCGTCGACCGTCCAGCCGGTCTGCGCCAGCGTGATGTCGACCGTCGCGCCGGTGCCGGTGCCGCCGGTGACCGCTAGCCCGGTCGTGCCGATGGCGCCAGAGTAGGTAACCGTCAGCGTGCAGCCGCTGCCAGTGCCCGCGGCCGGGCCGACCTTGGTCGTGCTGGCCGGGTTGCTGGGCGTCGCGCTGTAGGCGCCACCCGTCTCGAAGAGCGCCACGGTCGCCACCGCCGAGCCGGACAGCGTCGCGACCTGGAACTTGGCCTTCTCGCGCTGCGTGCCGCCCTGGACCTCGAGAACGTCGCCGATGGCGTAGCCGGTGCCACCAGCCGAGACGGTTGCCGACGCCGCCCGATTCGAGAAGGCGCCGACGTGGCGCCGCGCCAGAGACGTGATGACGCCGGCCGCCACGGTCAGGACCTCGAATCGCGCGTCGAGGTAGGCGCCGGCGTGCGTCAAGGTCAGCATGTCGCCGACGGTGTAGCCGGTGCCGCCCGAGTTGACCGCCACTGTCGCCACATGCTGCGAGGTCAGGAACGCGACGACCTTGACGAAGAGGTCGCGGTAGTCGACCGCCCGGCTCGTCCCCGTCCCGACCTCTGCCTGCCACGCTGCCATTAGCCGAGCCTCGCCTTGATCCGGTCGACGTTCCGCTCGATGACGTTGACGATCGCCTCGTCGGCGCCGCCGCCGGCGATCGCGCGCGGGACGTCGCCCTCGCTCGCCACGTTCACGACCTGCACGATAGGCGCCGGCGGCTGCGGCTGCGCCACGTCCTTCGCGTTCGGCACGATGGTGCCGGTGCGGCTCGGGACGAACAGCTCGGGCCCGCCCTCGCCGACCATGCGCGGCCGCTGGCCAGGCTGCACGGTCGCGCCGTGCTGCGCGCCCGGGTTCGTGCCGCCGCCACCCAGCGAGAAGAGGCTGCCGCCGCCGCCGAGGGCCAGGTTGATGGCCTGAATGACCAGCATACGCGCCAGGATCCGCGTCAGGTCGTCGAGGATCGCCGAGGCGAGCTGCTTGAAGCTCAGCTCGCCGGTGCGCGCGAACTCGACCAGCGCGTCGGTAGCGCGGTCGGCAAAGACGTTGACGACCTGATCGCCGACCGCCGCGAAGTCGCGCGCCTCCTGCTTGATCTTGATGAACGCGCGATCGAAGCCGGCGCCGAGGTCTTCTGACGCCTCGAGCCCGCGCAGGCGCAGGTCCTCGATGGCCTGGTCGATCTCGGGGCCCAGCTCCTGACCCTCCGGGGTCTTGCGGAAGGCCTGCAGCTCCTGCTCCTTGCGCAGCAGCTCGCCGACGACGTCGACCTCCCGCTGCAACGCCTCGATCCTGGCCGGCGTCAGCTCCTGCTGGCGGCGAATCTTGGCGATCTCCTGCTCGTCCTTCTTCTGGTCGGCGATCAGCTTGTTCAGCCCGGCGATCTTGGTGAACCGCTCAGCGAGTAGCAGGTTCTGCTCCGCCGAGAGCTTCCCCGACTTCTCCTCGAGGTCCAGCTCGGCCAGCTTCCGCTGCTCGATTGCGCCGCCGAACTTCTCGCGGATCTCGAGCTGCTTGATCTGCTTGTCGAGGCTCTTGAGCTGCGCCTCGAACGGGTCCTCGACCTTCTCTTCCTTCTTCTCCAGCTCGGCGGCGAGCTTCCGGCGCGCGCCGGTCAGCGCCTCCAGGGACAGCTTGCCCTTCGCGTGCAGCGCCTCCAGCTCGACGAGCGTCTTCTTGTACTGCTCGGCCGGCGTGGCGAACTTGGCCAGCAGGTCGTTCTCGCGCGCCTGCGCCTGGTTGGACCTGACCTTCGCCTCGATCTCTGATTGCAGCGCGGCGTTCGTCTCGCGCGACAGGTCGACATCGTCCTTCTTGACCTTGTTCTGCGCCTCGATCAGTGCTTCCTGCACCTTGCGCTCGTCCGACGTCAGCCGCAGGAGCTGCGCTTCCTGGTCTAGCTCTTTCAGCAGATTCTGGACCGACTTCGCCTGCCGATCGGTGGCCGCCGCTGAGCTGCGCGCCGCCTCGATCTGCGCCCGCGATTCCCCTTGCAAGGCAGCGAGCGCCGCCTGTAGCTGTCGGATCCTCGCCGCGGCCACTTCGTTCGTCTGGCCGCCCTGGTCGAACGTCTTGAGTAGCTGGTCAAGCTCCCGGCGAGTGCTGTCGATCTGCTCGTTTAGCAACGCGAATGCCGACAGCGTCTCGCCCTTCACGGATGCTGCTAGGTCAGCCTGCTCGAGGCCGCGCGCGTTCTCTTCCAGCTCCTGCAAGCGATTGGCGAGCAGCCCGACGCCGAACGCGGCCGCCGCGAACGCGGCCGCGCTGGCGATCTGCGCCGCCTTGAGCTTGCCGAGCGCGTCGATCGCCCTCGGGACATGCTCGACCGCCAGCTTGACGCCGATCGCCACGCCGAGGCCGAGCACCGCGTCGAGCAGGACGTCGGCATTCTCGGCCACGACCAGGATGCCGCGAGCGAACGTGGCCGACGCGCCGCTGGCCTTGTCGAAGGCGGCAACCGACTCGATGACGCGCGTCTGCAGGACCGTGAAGGCCTGGCCGATGGTCGGCACGGTCGTGGCGAAGCTCCGGTCGATGTCCTCGGCCGACTGCTTGAAGGCCTCGAGGATGACCTCGGCGGTGATCTTCCCTTCCTGGCCGAGCAGCCGCAGCTCGCCGCGCGTGACGCCGAGGCTCTTGGCGATGACGTCCGCCACGGCCGGTAGCTGCTCGAGGACCGACCGCAGCTCGTCGCCGCGCAGCGCGCCGGACGCCAGGCCCTGCGAGAGCTGGATCATCGCGGCCCGCGACTCCTCCGCCGAGGCACCCGAGAGGACGATCGTCTTGTTCAGCAGCTCGGTGAACCGGACCAGGTCCTGATTCGTGACGCCCAGCTCTTTCGCGCTGGCCGCCAGCCGGGTGAAGACGAGCGCCGTGCCCTCGAACGTGGTGCGCGTCTCGGCCGCGACCTGGAACAGCTCCTGGTTGACCGCGATCAGCTCCCGCTCGCCCTCGGTCACCAGGCGCAGGCGGTTCTGCACGTTGGTGGCGAGGTCGGCCGTCTGCTGGAACTCGCGCGCGACGACGAACAGCGAGAACCCGGCAAAGAGCCGCTTGAGCGTCAGCTCGAGGCCCTTGGCCTTCCGGTCGGCGCCCTCGATCGCGTCGGCGAAGTTGTTAACGCCCTTGCCGGTGATGTCCTTGCCGAGCTGCGAGAGCCGCGCGTCGGTGACGATCGCGCGCTCCTCGGTCCGCTCGAGGGTTTGCGCGATGCCGCGCAGCGCCTGCTGCGTGCCGGCATCGCGGACCGAGAGCGCGGCAACCAGCTCGGTGCGCAGCTCGCGCGCCTGCTGCTCGGCCACCTCGAGCGCCTTGGTCACCTTCTCGGCGCCGGCGCCCGCGCTGCGCGGGTCGATCGTCAGGTCGATCGAGAACTCAACCACGAGCGCCCTGCCTCGCCATCACCTTCGCGCCGCGCTGCCCTGCCACCATGGCTCCCTTCGTCGCCGCCTCGCGGCGCGCCTTACGCTCTTCCTGCCGCCTCTTCTTGTCCTGCTCGTCGAGCAGGTGCTGCCGGTAGAGCCCGTCCAGACAGAGGATGGTCGAGGCGAAGAACTCGGCGACCGGCCGCTCGAGCCCCACGACCTCGACCGCGTAGTCCCACGCGCGATGCCACGGGATCGGGCCCATGCCTTCCCGCGACACTGGCCGCGTCGTGTGCAGCCGCCAGAAGGCGGCCATGTAGACCTCGTCGCCGCGCACGGTAGGCGGCTGCCTGATGAACCAGTCGGGCAGGCGGCCGGTCGACCTCTGGTACTGCCCAGAGGTAACCGCCCAGCCGTCGCGCGCGAACCGGATCTCCCACAGCAGCCGCCCCCTCAGTTTTTTGCCAGCGCCCCGACGTCGGCCGTGACCTCCGGCGGCAGCTTGGCGAAGTTATCCGGCCGCATGCAGAACGCCCGCATCCGGTCGAAGAGCCACGGCGCCTTGTCGGCCAGCGCGAGCACGAGCTGGCCGGCCGACGCGCTCGTCAGCTCGACCATGCTGCCGCCCGCCTCGCGCGCCAGCCCGCCGACAACCACGTGCGCCGAGAAGAGGACCGCGTCGTCGGCGCGGTCTTGCGCGTCGTCCTCGAGGCGGCCGGCGACCGCGTCGGCGATGCGCTTGCGCCCCGCCGCCATCGCCAGGAGCGCCGACCAGTAGCCCCGGTTTTGCTTGGTCGCTGGGCGCACCGAGAGGAACGCGCCAGGGCCGCACCACGGGTCGAGGTCGTAGCGCGCCGTCGCTTCCTCGATGGCGAGGTGCGACAGGTCGAAGTGCTGTCCGTTGCTGCTGCTCTTCATTCTCCGGCGCCCCCTTCGGCGCCTTGGCGGTTGGTCTAGCCGGCGACGACGCCCGGCACGCAAGCGAGGAAGCTCATGCTGGCGTCGTAGCCGTAGCTGTTCGACGTGAAGCTCGACCCGGTGATGTTCACCAGGACCGACTGGTCGACCGGGAACTCGCGACCGCCGCCGCCGAGCGTCATTTCCGGCACGTCGATGGCGACCGCGCCGTTGTCGTTGCGCAGGATGATCGCCATGGTCACGGTCGTGTTGTTGCGGATCGCGTTGACGATCGCCTTGTTGGTGAACAGCATCTGGCCTTCGAGGTTGAACTCGAAGAGCCCCGCGTTGACGAACGTCGCGCCGAGCGTGCCGAGGCAGACCTCGGGCGAGACGTTGTTGAGCCAGGTAAGCGTCAGCGACTTGAAGCAGATATCGGCCGCGGCGCTGACGACGTCGGTCGTGATGCTCACGATGTCGGTCGCCGTGTTGAAGGCCGTCGTGCGCAGCGGCGACTTCGCCGTGCTCGCGCCGGTCTTCCTCGACGCCGTGATGGGGTCGCTGTTGGTGCCGATGAACCCGAACGTGACCGTCGCCTTGTCCTCGAGCGGCAGGTCGAGCGCGATCTCGTTGGCGAAGTTGCCGACCGCGTACTCGTACTCGTCGACGCCGACGCCGCCGAGGTCCGGGTAGGTCACCTCGAACTGGAACGACTGCTCGAGGTACCGCTCGTCGTCGGCGTCGGCAGTGACCGACACGTTGCGCGCGAAGCGCCCGAACATCACGTCTTGGCTGCCACCAGCCGGGCCGCTCGCCGTGCTCAGCGTCGGCGACAGCTTGTCGAGGTTGAGCGTCGCGCCGGTCGGCGTGGCCGTGACGCGCGCCCAGCCGTAGCTCACCAGGCCGCCAGCGCCGAGCGCGTTCTGCAGGGCGCCGGTCGCGTTGACGGCAGAGCCGATGTGGATCCACATGCCCTTGCGGATGCCGAGCGTGCCCCAGTTGGTGATCGACGCGGCCGAGACGAGCGTCGCCGTGCTGCCGGTGACGGTCAGCGACAGGTCGGCGTCGTTCAGGACGCGGATGCCGCAGACCTCGAGCGTCGCGCTGGTCGGCGGCGTCTCGGCGACCAGCGTCGCGGTAGCGACGGCGATCGCCGTGCCAGTGCCCGCCGTGTCGGCAACGATGACATGGAGCCCGTTGTTCGCGCTGTTGCTGTAGCCGCGCGCGTAGACCAGCGTCGCCAGCTCGGCAGTGGTGAACTGGATCTTGCCGGCCAAGAGCGCCGAGGCCGCGTCGATGGTGAACGAGTCGTTGCCGACACCGCCGTCGACGGCGGGCGGCGGGACCGTGCCGGTGCCGCTGCGGAGGTTGAACTCGGCGTTCGCGAACTCCGCGAACATGAACCCTTCGGCGAACAGAAGGAACGCGTCGAGCGTCAGGTCGGTTCCGTACTCGACGCCGCTCTCGATGCTGACCACGGTGCCCTTGCGCCGCCCACGCGTCAGGCTCACTGGCCGCCGGACTACGGTCGTGATCGTCGCCCCGTAGCTCGTGATGTTGTCGAACTCGACGACCGCCCATTGCGGCGTCCCGGGTAGAACGCCGACCGAGGTCTCGCGGGTGACCCGCAAGCTCGTGCTGTTGGTCAGAACTCGTGACATGTGCCCTCCTGGCCGGCCACCCGGCCAGGAGAAGCTATCACGACGCCCCTAGCGCGGCCAGCTAGCGCAGGTCGCGCTTCGTCGCGGCGACCGCCTCGAGAATCGCCAGCTCGACGAAACGCGCCGGCGCCTGCGCGCTGCTGCCTTCGTTGAGGTAGACGCCGTAGCGGACGTTGTTCACGATGAATGCCGGCCCCTGGCCGACCTTGTAGCCGCCGGCAACGGCTGCCGCTTGCCCCTGGCGCGTAGCCAAGAGCCCCGAGGCCTGCGCTACTGTCGTGTCGCGGTCGCTCGGCGTCGCCGGCAGCTCGGGCCCCGCCCTGTCGGGGGCGCCAACGCTCGCCGTCCAGCCGGCCCGAAAGAACCCCGTGTCGACTGGCGAGGCCGCGAGCAGCGCCTGGTAGGCGCGCAAGGCGAGCGACCGGACCGCCTTCTCGACGAGGCCTTCGCGGATCGCCACGCGGATGCGCTCGACGTTGCGGCTCGCCACAGGCTCAGAACCCCACGAGGACGACGCGCTCCTCGAAGCGGAAGTTGGCCACGAAGTCGGTGCGGAACCACGGCCCCTCGCGGCCGACCTCGGGCGAGCGCGCGCCATAGAACCAAAGGTCGCCGATCCGGCGCGCGCGGAACGCCACCTCGAGCACTTCGGCCAGCTCGTCGCCGAGCTTGTGCCCGTCGCCGAACGGCGCGAAGAGCTGCACGGTGAGGATTCCCTCGGTGAGGTGCTTCGCCTCGTTGTTGCCGTGCGCTTCGACGGGCGACGCGAGGAACCGGACCGATGCCCGCGCCCAGGGCAGCGGCAGGCCCTGCGCGTCGTGCCCGGTCGGGTCGGACGCGACGTCGTCCCAGTGCATGGCGATCGGCGCTGTCGTCCCGTTCGCCAGCCAGGCCGCCCGCACGGCGCCGAGGACCGCGTCGCGCGCTTCGGTGCGCGTGCTCACGCCGAGAGCCCCAGCAGGTAGACCAGGCTCGTCGTCGACGGCCGCAGCTCCTGGACCATCTGGACCTTGAAGGCCCGGCCACCGTCGACGAGCGAGTCGGCCTGCTTCGGGTCGTCGCCGGCGGCGAGCGAGTTCGACGCGACGATGGCGACCTCGGTCACCTTGCGCACCAGGTCGCCCGGCAGGTCCTCGAACATCGTGCCGAAGCCGGAGCCCGAGGCCGGGACGATCGCCGCCCGCACCGTGTAGGAGTCCTCGGGAGCCTCGGCGGGACCGCGCCACGGCTCGCCGGCGACGGCCGGCGTCCGGCTGCGCCGATGCAGCGTCACGTCGCGGCCGTTGGCCTCGACGAGCCGCTTCGCCGTGTCGGCGAGCTTCGCGTAGTCGACCACTACCGGATGACCTCGCGGTAGCCGTAGGCGCCGACGCCGCCCTTGACGTACTCCTCGAGCAGCCGGTCGGCTGCCGGGTACGGCTGCAGCGTCGTGCCGAGGTGCGTGCCGTCGACGTACTCCGTCTCGACCTCGATGGGGCCGACCTTCTCGCGCAGCGACCGAATCGAGCCGCCTGCCGCGTCGTCGGTCGGGTCCGGCGCCAAGGCGGCCGCGAGCGCGCGGACCGCGTACTCCGCCGTTGCCTGGCGCAGCGGCAGCGGCACGCCCTCGACGAGCCGGCCCGACGAGTCGTAGAGCCCGGACCGCGGGAAGCTCAGCGGCTGCGATCCGCCGTCGAGGCCACCCGCGAAGGCGACGCGCGTCGCGTTGGTGGCCGTCAGGGCGAGCGCCGTCTCGTCGCCGCCGGCGCCGGGCGCCGTCGCCACCAGCTCGAGGACGGCGCCGTCGCGCGTGGCCTGCGCGTGGCGGTTCGCCCCGTCGTTGCCGGCCACGTAGGTGACGCCGGCCCCGATCGCCAGCGCCTCGAGCGCGTCGAGCAGGTGCTCGGCCGTCTCTTCCGCCGTCGCGCCGAGCAGGACCTGGTCGGGCACGTCGGTCAGCGCCGCGACCAGCGCGTAGGTCCGGTCGCCGACGACGACAGTCCCACCAGCAGCCGGCACGCCAGTGAACGTAATCGAGCCCTCGGCCTTGACGTCCGCGAGCCAGACGAGGCGCGCGCCCTTGAACTTGGGCCCCCACCGCACCTCGACGTAGTCGGTCGCGGCAACGACGGCCGCGTCCTTGGCGCCGCCGCTCGCGGCGTTCCAGCCGTTCTCCTTCGATCGGTTGCGCGCGGCCAGGTAGGCCGTCACGAAGGCGGCATCGACGTACGCGTTCGCGCCGCGAACTCCAACGCCGCTCTCGACGACGACTGCCATGCTGGCATCCTATCCGCCGCGCGCGGGGCGCGGCCCCTACTTGGTAACGTCCTGCTTGAACTCGAACTGCCCCTTGGCCGCGGTTCGGATCTTCCCCGCCGAGTCGGTGACTTGCAGGTCCCACCAGTAGACGCCGGGAACCTGGTCGGCCTGCAGCGTGCTGAGCGAGAACTGGACTACGCCGTCGAGCGGGTCGCCGACGATGGTGCCCACGAGCTGGAAGAGGTTGTTGGCGGCCGACGTTGGGTCCTCATCCGGGTCGACCGTCAGCAGGAACGAGTAGCCGGTGATGTTGATCGGCAGCCCGGCGGCGTCCTTGAGCGTGAAGGTCCACGGCACGGTGTCGCCACGCGAGATGCAGAAGTCGACCCGCTCGGGGCAAAGGATCAGCTCGGTCATGGTTGGACCTGCACGTTGGGGACGGCGAGCAGCAGCTCGAGGTCGGTAGACCGCAGAGCCACCGCCAGGCTTGGCGATCCTACAGGCACGTCCGCATTCGGGTCGCGCAGCAGCAGCTCGAGGCCGGTCGACCGCATGGCCACCACGAGGTCGGTGGTGCTCAGCAGTAGGTCGACGTTCCGCCGGACGATGACCTCGAGGACCGCGGCCTGCGCGGCGCCCACGGCCTCGAGCGAGCCGACGCCGACCGGCGAAGTGTCCTGAACCTCCCCGACCACGGCCGCGCGCCCGACCGCCTCGCCGCTCTGGATGCCAGCCAGCGAGGTCGCGAGTCGGCTGGTGATGGCGCCGACGGCCTCGGCCGACTCAACGCCGGCCGGCGCCAGCCGCACGACGAACGACTGCTCGACAGCGCCGACCGCTTCGCCAGACTCGACGCCGGCGAGCGCGACCCGCAGCGACAGGCTCGAGGCGCCGACCGCCTCGCCGCCCGGGACGCCCCGGGGCGACGTTGCCAGGCTTCCCACGATGGCCCCGACGGCTTCGTCGCTCGCGATCCCTGCCAGGTTGACCCGTATCGGGATGGTCGCCGACACCCGGCCTACGGCTTCCTCGGACGCCACGCCGGCGAGCGCGACCCGCAGCGACAGGCTCGAGGCGCCGACCGCCTCGCCGCCCGGGACGCCCCGGGACGACGTTGCCAGGCTTCCCACGATGGCCCCGACGGCTTCCTCGGACGCCACGCCGGCCGGGTTGACGCGCGCCGCGAGGCTCGAGGCCCCGACGGCTTCCTCGGTCGCGATGCCGCCAGGCGCGACCAGGAGCGCCACGCTTGGCGCGCCGGCTGCCTCGAAGGACGCGATCCCGGCCGGGTCGACCAGGATCGGGGTAGTCACCAGGCCGACGGCCTCCTCTGACGCCACGCCGGCCAGGGCGACGCGCACCGCGAGGCTCGAGGCGCCAACGGCCTCGGCCGACTCGATGCCGGCCGGCCGCACGATGGGCAAGAGGGCGACGTGCCCGACCGCCTCCTCGCTGGCGATGCCAGCGAGGGCCACGCGCAGCGTCGCGCTCGCGACGCCGACGGCTTCCTCCGTTGGCACGCCGCGCGGCGAAGTCGCGAGCCGCCCAGCCACCGCCCCGACCGCTTCCTCGCTCTCGACGCCGGCAACGGATAGCCGCAGCTTGGCGGCCGGGGCTCCTACCGCCTCCTCGCTCGGGATGCCGGCAGGATCGGTCGCTTGCGCCTGGACTGGCGACGCGCTCGACGACCCGACCGCCTCGGCCGAGCCGATGCCGGACGGCGCGACGCGGATCGTCGCGGACGGGGTACCGACGGCCTCGCCGCTAGCGATGCCGCTCGGGGCAATGTCGAGTGCCGACTCGCTAGCCGGTTGCTCCGAGCCGTAAGGAGCACCGCCGAATGGATGGCCGCCGAGCATGGATCAGTACAGGTAGTCGCCGACGTGCCCGAGCGGGATCGTTGGGTCGCACCACACCTCGAGCCCAGCCGCACGCGCCCGCTCGCAGAAGGCAACATCCTCACCAACGAGCTGCCCATCCGGGCGACGCCCGAAGTCAAACAGCGGCGGCTCCATATGCCCGAGGATGCCGGCGATCTTGAGGCACATGAAGCCGGTCGGCACCGCCGCGCACTTGAACAGCTCGCGCGGAAGATCAGCCCCCGACATGTTGATAAGATTCCCATCGGTATCCGCCATCTTGATCGTCGTCACTGGCGGCAACGTCTTCATGTTGTACGCGCCGCCTACGATATCCCTGTCGTGCTCCAGCAGCCGCAGGATGCCATCGGGAGGGAAGACGACGTCGGAGTCGATGAACATCAGGTGCGTCGAGCTGGCTCTGATCGCATCCTGAACAATCGCTTCGCGGTTCGC